CTTAAAGTATTGACCGCAGTTCAGGCCCGTGTGCACTTCGCTCTGAAGCAAGAGTTGAAGTTGCTGAAAAACATCATTAGGGATTACACTGATCCTGACTATACATACGACCCAGAGTACGGCGGGCGCAAGTCAAAGCAAGCGGATTATGACAAAGTCGACATTATTCCTGTGTCGGATCCGAACGCAGCAACTCTTTCACAACGCGTTGTACAGTATCAGGCGGTCATGCAGATGGCGCAGCAAGCGCCTCAGATCTATGACATGCCCCAGTTGCACAGGTCAATGCTGGACGTATTGGGTATCAAGAACGCTGAGAAGCTTGTGCCCCTGCCAGACGACCAGAAACCCACAGACCCAATCTCTGAGAACCAAGCTGCACTCAAAGGCAAGCCTTTGAAGGCGTTCATGTATCAGAATCATCAGGCACACATCCAAGTGCACCAGTCCATGATGCAGGACCCGGCAGTGATGGCGATCATTGGGCAGAACCCACAAGCGCAGGTCATTATGGCTGCGATGCAGGCACACATGGCGGAGCACGTTGGCTACATGTACCGTCAGCAGATTGAACAACAGCTTGGTATGCCCCTGCCCCCAGAAGACGAGAAGCTCTCACCACAGGTCGAGATGGCTCTCTCAGGCATGATGGCTCAAGCGGCCAATCAAGTATTGCAACAATCTCAAGCTGCCGCAGCTCAACAACAGGCTCAGCAACAAGCACAGGATCCCGTCATCCAGATGCAGCAGCAAGAGTTGCAAATTCGTCAACAAGAAGTGCAGATCAAAGCACAGAAGCAGCAGGCTGATACAGCTCTGGCCGCAGCTAAGTTGGCGCTGGACAAAGAAAAAGTTGGTGGGGAATTAAAACTGAACGCGATGAAAGTAGGCGTTGACGTTCGCGCCAAGAACCACCAACAAGCATCCCAAGATAAACAAGCGGGTGCGCAACTGGGTGTCGACATGGCGAAGCATAAAGCAAGCCTTGAGATGCAGAAGCGGCAAGCCATGCTTGACCATATCCAACAATTCAAACGGGATGAAACCCCGCCGGAGCAACCTAAAGAATGATTCAAGACTTCGCACGCGTATTGCGCGAAAAAATACGCACCGACATGAACAACTACGCCGATGACATGGCTGGGGGTCAATGTCGCACATTTGAAGAGTACCAAAAACTTTGTGGGGTGATCTCGGGTCTCGCCATCGCAGAGCGTTATTTACTTGACCTGCTTGAGAAAGTTGAAGAAGACGATGAGTGATTTAATCTTACCTCCCGGCATTGAGCCGTTGTCTGCACCTGTTGAAGATGCAACACCGGAAGAAAAAGCCACTGTGCTTCCAGAGCCTACGGGCTTTCACATCCTTTGCGGTGTGCCTGACATCTCTGACAAGATTGACGGTACTGAATTGGATCTGGTGCGTCCTTCCCAATATGCAGCGCAAGAACAACACGCCACAACCGTTTTGTTTGTGTTGAAAGTTGGACCAGAAGCATACGCTGACAAGACCAAGTTTCCCAGCGGCCCTTGGTGTAAACCCGGAGACTTTGTATTGGTACGTACGTATTCTGGTACGCGTTTCAAAATTTTTGGCAAAGAGTTTCGTCTTTTAAACGACGATCAAATTGATGCTGTTGTGCAAGACCCCCGTGGCATTAGCCGCGCTTAAGGAGTAAATATGGCTGAACAATTCAAGTTCCCTGATGAGATTGATGACGATAACAACGCAAACGTCAACATAAAAGCGGAAGATAATGAGGAAGTCGAGATTGAAATCATCGACGATACTCCCCCACAAGACAAAGGCCGTGTGCCTTTGAACCGTGAAGTTGAGGATCCTTCAGACGAGGAGATCAACTCATACTCTAAGAATGTGCAAGAGCGCATTAAAGAATTAACACATGCCCGTCACGACGAACGTAGACGTGCAGAAGCCGCTCTTCGTGAGAAGCAAGAGTACGAACGCTTTGCCCAACAGCTCATTGAAGAAAATAAAAGTCTTAAGAAGAGCGTTAACGTCGGTCAGGAAGCGTTCATCTCCTCTTCCAAGGAGAAAGCGGAGGCAGACCTTGCGATGGCTCGACGTCAGTATAAAGAGGCTCAAGAGGCTTTTGACACTGACAAGATCATTGAGGCGCAAGAAAAGCTAACTGAAGCCAAAATGAACCTTGAGCGGATAAAAAATTATCGCGCTACCCCTTTACAAGAGGAACGGAATGAGGTACAAATACAACCACGACAGACACAGCAGGTTCAACCGGACGAAAAATCCCTGCGCTGGCAGGCAAAAAACCAGTGGTTCGGTTCTGATGGGTTTGAAGAAGTTACCAGCTACGCACTAGGGCTGCACCAAAAGCTAGTGAACGGGGGTCTCGACCCACGCTCTGACCAATATTACGAGCAGATTGATGCTCGCGTACGCTCGAAGTTCCCAGAAGTATTTGGTGAACCAGAGAAAAAATCTGTTGAAGTCAAACGACCTTCTTCAGTGGTTGCTCCTGCGTCACGTTCGACGGGAGTTAAAAAAGTCCAACTGACCCCCACACAGGCGGCGTTAGTCAAGCGATTTAATTTAGATCCCAAAAAATATTACGCAGAAGTTCAAAAATTGGAGAACCAAAATGGCTGATACAAAAATTAACCGTGACTTAACGACACGCGAAAAAACTGCCCGTGTGGTGTACAAACCCACGAGCGACTTGCCGGATCCTACTCCCGAACCCGGGTATGGCTACAGATACATTCTGACGCACATACTGGGCAAGGCAGACCATACTCGCATGTCCCGCATGAGACGTGATGGGTGGGAACCAGTCAAGGCAGCCGATCATCCTGAATTGATGATTGACGGTAATGAGCAGGGTAACGTGGAGATTGGTGGCTTGATTCTGTGCAAAAACAGTATTGAGAACATCCGCGCTTACGATGAGTATTACGCCAAGCAAGCATCAGAGCAAATGGAATCGGTTGACAATAGCTTCATGAAAGACAATGATCCAAGGATGCGTAAGTTTGCGGACAGACAGTCTACAACCACACGCGGAGTTGGATTTGGTGCAGGTTCCAAGTAAACTTAATCAGGAGTCCTTAAATGGCTTATCCAATTATTCCCGCTCCATACGGGTTTAAAGCGGTCAGTGAGTTCGGCGGTTTGCCCTATGCAGGGTCAACTCGCATGTACCCCATTGCTACTGCTTATGGTACATCGTTGTTCAATGGTGACATTGTTCAACTCTCTGGCGGTACTATTGTTACCACTACTATGTCTGCGGCTTCCAGCCCCGGAACTGCTGTAGCTGGTACCTTGGGTATCTTCGTTGGCGCTGAGTACACAAACTCTTCTAGCCAAATCGTTCGCGGTCAATACTGGCCAGCAAGCACATCTTCTAACTACGCAGTTGGTTATGTGATTGATGATCCCCGTACCGTGTTCAAAGCTGCTGTTGTTTCGCAAGGTACTTCCTTGTCTAACACTGCTTCCACAATTGGCTACATCAACCCCACCTTTGTTGGTACCAACGTATACGCTATCACTGGCGGTACAGGCAATACCACAACTGGTGATTCAGTGATGGCTATTTCTGGTGGCGTGGTTAGTTCTGGTACTTCTGGTAACACTCGTGTTACTTCAGGATTGCCCTTCCGCGTTGTTGGCGTTGTTAACGATACAGCCGTTAGCGTTTCCGCCACTGCTTCTACTTCTGGTTCAAGTACCACTGTTACCCTGACTGCTGCTAACACAGCCATTCAGCCCGGTATGCAGTTGATTTGCCCCACAGGTACAGGCTCTGCCCAAGGTAACTACATTTATGTAGTGACTGTAAGCGGTACTTCCGTGACTGTGAACAGTGCCGTTACTTTGGCATCTGGCTCATCAGTAACTTTCGTTGGTTGGCCCGAGGCGCTTGTGGTTTGGAACCAAGGCTTCCAAGGCATGACTAATGGCACTGGCGTTTAATTAAGGAGCACATAAATGGCTATTTCACGCGCACAACTACTTAAAGAGCTGCTCCCCGGATTGAACGCATTGTTTGGTCTTGAGTACGCACGTTACGGC